GTCAGTGGTGCAACTGAGCCGGAGTGGTACTACGTCATCGTACTGGCCGGGCAGTCCAATGCCATGGCTTACGGTGAAGGGCTTCCGCTTCCGGATTCATACGATGCGCCCCATCCGCGCATTAAGCAACTGGCCCGTCGTAACACAGTGACTCCCGGTGGTGAAGTATGCGTATTTAACGACATCATTCCTGCTGACCATTGTCTGCATGATGTTCAGGATATGAGTACGATTAACCATCCCCGGGCTGACCTGAGCAAAGGGCAGTACGGCTGTGTCGGACAGGGCTTACATATTGCCAAAAAACTGCTTCCGTATATCCCTAATAATGCGGGGATCCTGCTGGTACCATGCTGTCGTGGTGGTTCGGCATTCACCCAGGGCACGGAGGGGACATTCAGCGAGTCCACGGGGGCCAGTCAGGATTCGGCTCGCTGGGGAGTGGGTAAGCCGTTATATCAGGATCTGCTTTTCCGCACGAAGGCAGCATTGCAGAAAAACCCGAAAAACGTTTTGCTGGCGATATGCTGGATGCAGGGGGAATTCGATATGACGAATGCCAGTTACGCCCAGCAGCCAGCAGCATTTCTTGCAATGGTACAGCAGTTCCGTGCTGACCTTGCCGGGCTGGCGGCGCAGTGTCACGGTGGAAGTCCGGCATCAGTCCCCTGGATTTGTGGCGACACGACATACGCGTGGAAACAAGAACACGGTACGCAATATGAAGTGGTATATGGTGCATATAAAGGTAAAGAATCCCAGCAGATTTATTTTGTTCCCTTTATGACCGATGGTAGCGGAGTTAATACACCGACAAACAACCCGTCAGAAGATCCTGATATTGTCGGGTCTGGTTATTACGGTTCGGCATCCCGAACGAACAAAAACTGGGTATCATCAAATCGCCCGACGCATTTCAGCTCATGGGCGCGTCGTGGCATTATTCCCGATCGTATGGCAACCGCTATTCTGAACGCAGTCGGGCGCACCTCAGCCTTCATCAGTGGTAAGGCACCGGAAATCAAACCCTCGCCCGGCGGCGACACGCCATCGGGTCCGTCTGCAGATACGTCCGTTCGCACAATCTCCCTGCTGCCGACAGCCGGAGAGGCTGCTGCGCAGGGCTGGACCATTAAGGACGGCGGAATTCAGTTGTCGGGTGGTGTATTTAAGATCGCCAAGCAGAGCAATAAAACCTGGTCCCTGACGCGCCCGGTGGATGACGCAGTCTCCCTGCTGACACGGGGTGGCAGACTGAGCTGTAAGTTTCGACTGTCAGGCGCACTGACCAACAATCAGTTCGGTCTGGGAATTTATCTGTATACCGATGTAGCGTTACCTGACGTCGTGGCGATGACGGGTACCGGTAACCCGTTCCTGATGTCGTTCTTCACCCAGACCACAGACGGCAAACTGAATCTGATGCATCACAAGAAAGCAGGAAACACAAAGTTGGGCGAGTTCGGGAATTACAGTAACGACTGGCAGACGCTGGAGCTGGTGTTCACCGCCGGCAGTGCCACGGTTACTCCGAAACTGAATGGAGTGGCTGGCCCGGCATTCCAGGTCATAAAAGACAGTCTGACACTGGGGCTGAATGCGCTGACGCTGACGGATATTACCAAAAATGCAGCGTATGGCGTTGAGATAGAAAGTCTGGTGCTGGAGATAAATGCACCGGCATCATCATAAAAAGTGAGCCAGTCAAATGGAAGGTATCGTTAAACTCACCGGTAGTGTCAGTGGGGCGTCTGAGATGCCTGCATGAGTTATCAGAGCCATCAGTACTTAACTGGTGGCTTTTTTTATTGTTGTCAGCTTCCGGATAACGGGAGACGGGGTATGTACCAGATGGAAAAAATCACAACAGGTGTGTCATACACCACGTCAGCGGTGGGAACGGGCTACTGGTTCCTGCAGTTGCTGGACAGGGTTTCCCCGTCTCAGTGGGCGGCAATAGGCGTGCTGGGGAGTCTGCTGTTTGGGCTGCTGACATATCTGACTAACCTGTATTTCAAAATCAGAGAGGACCGTCGTAAGGCTGCACGGGGAGAGTAATTCAATGACTCAAAACTATGAACTGATTGTGAAAGGGATCCGCAATTTTGAGAATAAAGTTACGGTAACTTTAGCGTTACGGGACAAAAAACGCTTTGACGGTGAAATTTTTGACCTGGACATCTCGCTGGACCGTGTTGAAGGTGCCACGCTGGAGTTTTATGAGGCAGCAGCCAGAAGGAGCATCAGACAGGTCTTCCTGGATGTTGCTGCCGGGTTATGTGAAGGGGATGAGCAGTCGCCGGAAAAGCGCCCCGTAATTTTAGAGGCGCAGAATGTATGGATAACCTACAAAGGAAAGCTACCGGGAATAATTACTGGTTCTCTGAAGACTCCTCCGGAATCACAACCTTAAGTCACTGACCGGAACAGATAAACCTGTCCGTGGGCAGAAACCGATAAATCCTGATAAATATCCATGAACACCAAAATCAAATACGGCCTGTCGGCTGCCGTTCTGGCGCTGATTGCCGCTGGTGCGCCTGCGCCTGACATTCTCGACCAGTTTCTGGATGAAAAGGAAGGTAACCACACCACGGCATACCGTGATGGCGCGGGTATCTGGACCATCTGCCGCGGTGCCATCCTGGTGGATGGCAAACCTGTCGTTCCTGGCATGAAGTTGTCGAAGGAAAAATGCGACCGGGTTAACGCCATTGAGCGTGATAAGGCGCTGGCATGGGTGGAGAAAAACATCAGAGTGCCATTGAGTGAACCCCAGAAAGCGGGGATCGCGTCATTCTGTCCGTACAACATTGGCCCCGGTAAGTGTTTTCCGTCGACGTTTTATAAACGAATTAATGCAGGTGATCGCAGGGGAGCGTGTGAGGCGATTCGCTGGTGGATTAAGGACGGTGGCAGGGACTGCCGTATTCGCTCAAATAACTGTTACGGTCAGGTATCCCGTCGTGACCAGGAGAGCGCGCTGGCGTGCTGGGGAATCGACAGATAAGCAGAATATTTTGCTAATAAATGACGTTGGCCAAGGCGGATGGATAACACGAAATCCTGCGAACTGGCAAAATGTAAGTGAATAAAAGTAAAAACCCCGTTTGTTGGCAGCAAGCGGGGTTTTGTTTTTATGGCAGTAAGCTATGGGAGGCTGCCTTGATTGATTTTAGCAAACTGATTAGGGAGTTGCGACTCATGATTAGTCAATTACCAAACTGGAAATTTTTGCTGGTCTGGAGCATCCCTTTTTTATGGGTAGTATCCCAGTTAATTGTGGCAATTAAGGGGTAGCTATGTCAGACAAACTCATAACGCCGGCAAAGGTCCTGTGTGTGATTGTCGGTATTTCATTTTCACTAATGCTGGTTGCTCTTTTTCTGTCCTTCGCCTGGGTGATGTTGTCTTCGTCGGGGCTGCTGGGGTGACAGTGACTGATGACATCAGCAGAGCGCTGGCTTTTGCTATTAAGTGGGTGGCTGTTGGTATTGCTGTGTCTCCGATGCTGTATGGGCTGGCAAAACTGGTCATTGCGCTGAAATCGTGAACTTTAAAAAGATGAGTGCTGAACTTATTCGGGCAATGGCATTTGCCATTCGTATTGTGGCCATTGCTGTTCTGGTCTGGGCAATCCGTTGGTGGTGATATGAACCGTGTTCTGTGTGTGGTGATTATTGTCCTGCTGGTAGCCTGTGGTGTGCTTAGTCTGGGGCTGAATCATTACCGCGATAACGCCATCACCTACAAAGCGCAGCGCGATAAAAAAGTCAGTGAGCTGAAACTGGCGAATGCCACTATTACTGACATGCAGCAGCGCCAGCGAGATGTCGCTGCGCTTGATGCCAGATACACGAAGGAATTAGCCGATGCGAGAGCTGAAAATGAAACTCTGCGCGCTGATGTTGCCGCTGGTCGTAAGCGCCTGCGGGTCAACGCCACCTGCCCCGGTACCGTGCGTGAAGCCACCGGCACCTCCAGCGTGGATAATGCAACCGGCCCCCGACTGGCAGACACCGCTGAACGGGATTATTTCATCCTCAGAGAACGGTTGATGACAATGCAGAAGCAGCTGGAAGGGGCGCAGGAATATATCCGCACTCAGTGCACTAAGCTGGCTTTTTATTATCCGGAGGATACATGAAGAAATTACGGGTAACCGTAGAACCTTTTCAGGGAACAATTCCGTTCCGTATTTTGCAGCGTGGTCGTGTTCTTGTTGAAGGTTCGTTCAGTGGTAAATGTACGCAATTACACTCCCGGACCTTTCAGGTGAATGCCACGAATGAAGAGCTAACCGTGGAGTGTACGATGAATGCCGCTAAATGCCGCATGGTATCCGCTGCATTACAGCCAGTGTGTTGAGCGACCTTATTATCCATGCGCGGTATTGTCGCCGTATTCCTGCATTAACAGAGACCGCAGCCCGACAGGGAGACTCCTCTGCGCGAGTGTGCGGGGATAATCAAAAACGATACACACCGGGGTTTACCGCGTTAACGGAGCGCGGCGTTGTCCCCTCATAGTCGCCTGTCCGGTGCGATGGTGGAAGAAACCGGACTACATTGAAAATGATAACCATTATCATTTTTGCGGGTCCTTTCCGGCGATCCGGGCCGTTACGGGGCGGCGACCTCGCGGTTTTTCACTATTTATGAAAATTTTTCAGGGAAAATCGTGTCGGTACTTCTCGAATATAACTTTTTGTTTTT